TGCGCAAGTATTTGCACGTCTCACAAGTGCCACCAGATCGCTTGGTCTGGACTCTGAACGTACCCTTAAGATAGTCAAGACTCTCCAGCAGTCCCTCATTGTGGGTGGGGCGACGGCCCAGGAACGACGGGCAGCGATCACGCAGCTCAGCCAGGCGCTTGCCTCTGGTCGTCTCCAGGGGGATGAGCTCAGATCGATTCTTGAAAGCGCTCCGTTGCTGGCTGAGAATCTGTCGAAGCAGTTAGGGATTACAACTGGTGAGCTCCGCGAGCTTGGAGCTGCTGGAGAACTCACTGCAGACAAGCTGGTGTTCGCGCTCGAGGGAGCAGCGGGCGATATCGACGAGGCGTTCAAGCTGCTCGGCCCCAGCTTCGATCAGTCGATAGCGCGCTTAAATAACTCCCTGGTTGAGCTCGGACGTAGTTTTCAGCCGTTCATCGAAAATCTTGGAACGTCAGTCGAACGTGTCGCCGAGTTGTTGGGCCTTGTTGGCAAGCTCGTGGGTCAATTTGATAGGGTGCCTGGCGGCGGTGCTGCCGAGGAAGCTCGACGTGGTGCGGCGGCGCAGACTTTCATTGCAGGAATCAGAGGAGACCCTAACAGGAGGGGAACGATTGGACTCTTTGGTGCTGAGTCGACTCCAGCTCCTGACTTTGCTGTCGATGTGAATCGGCAAACACCTCAAGAACAATTTGCTTTTCAGAGTAGAAGACTGGCGAACGAGATTGGTCTTGGTGCGGGAGACACTTCTGGAGAACGTGAGGCACAACTGGATGAATTCAGAAATAAACTCCAAGAAGCCGGAGTCTCTGCGAAGGCGCTTCGATTTATTATCGGAGAGCTAAATACTCGCAATCTTTCTCTCGAGGAGAGTCAGGAGCGAGTAAACGAAGCGTTCAGACTTAATAGCGAGGAGCTTGGAAAATCTCTCGCGGCTGCCAAGGAAGCAGCCAAGGGAACCGAGGTCTTCATCGGTTCAATAGATAAATCAGCACAGGCAGCGCGTGAGGCAGCAGCCGCAGAAGTTCGGGTAGGGGTAGCCAGAAGGCGAACAGAGATCGCTCTAAGGGGGCAGATAGAGTCATTAAACAATCAGAAACGCTTGCTTCAAGAAGAGGGCGTTGAGCGAGAAGTTCTTGCTCAGAGGTTGCGAGCTGAGAATGCGCTTAGGAAAAAGGGATTAGATGTTGGCGCTGATAGCGCAGCGGCTCAGCTCGATATTATCGAAGGACTGGCACGCGAGAACGCATTACGTCGCGAGTCTATTCGTCTCCAAGAGGCAGAAGACCGAGAGGCTGAGAAGGTTCGGAATCAGCAGCTGTCACGAAGAGCTCAGCTTCTCAGGGAAGTTCAAACCGACGAAGAAAAACGCAAAGAGCTTCTTCAGGAGATTCTTGTTCTGAATATTCTTGGGATATTCAGCGACGAGGAACGAGCTCGTCTGTTAAGAGAATTGCCAGACCTTCTTACAAAATCGAATTCTCAATTCGAAGATTTTATTACCCAACTCGAAAGGGCCAGAGACGCTGCAAATAATCTTGGTGCTGCATTTGGCGGTGCTTTGGTCTCAGGAATCGATCGCTCTTCATCTGCTCTTGCAGAGTTCGTTATCAGTGGTGCGCGAGATATTGATTCGCTGCGTGAGCAACTGGCTAATATCCTTCGTGACATTGCCCAGGACATCCTCGCCGCGATCATCAAGGCGCTGATTCTCAGGGCGTTGTTCGGGGCCGAAGGATCAGGTGGCGGCCTGGTTGGCGGAATAGCCAGCCTTTTCGCTTCCAGGAGCGGGGCATCGGCAAATTCCAGCCGTCGATTCATAGTGAACGAGGGCGGCCGTGAGCTGTTTGTCCCTCAGTCGAGCCCCCTGGCTGCTTCAGTAGCCGCAAATCGTGCGCGTACTCATACCTCAAGCGCAGCCTCGCGGTTCGCTACAAGGCAATTCGGCGGCCCTGTTCAGGCTGGTGGCGGTGCTAACAATGTCGATGCCTTCATACCAGGGGGTGGAACCCTTTCTGGCTTCTCTCCTCCCTCGGCAGGACAGATCGTGCCGGCGGCCCAGACTGCGGCGATCCTGAGCCAGGAGAACCGACAGCAGCCAGTAGTGGTTCAGGCCCCTGCCCCACAGGTAGAGGTCACCCTGAACAGCACGACCATGGTTGACGGCAAGATTGTCGCCCAATCGGTCCGCGATAACGAAGAGGTACAGGTAGAAGTCCTCAAGGTCGTTCGAGAGAACCCCGACGGAATAAAGCAGTAATGCCATTTCAGACATCGACCGCCACAAATCATCATGACATGGTGGATCAGCTCAGTGACTTCGCTACGTCGATAGGCGCTGTCATCGGTGGTCTCGGAGCGGTAGTGGCTGCAGGCGGGACTGGATATACGATTGGCGACGATCTGACTTTGGTAGGCGGCCAGTTCAAGCGTGCCGCTACCTACAATGTCGACTCTGAAGGTGCAGCCTCGGCGGACTCGATTGTCGCTGGCGGTACTGGGTATCCGGATGGAGCGCAAGTCCTCACGATAGAAGGTGGAACCCAAACTACGAAAGCGACTGTGAACGTAACCTGCTCTGGAGGTGCGGTCACGGCACTTGGCAGTATCAACGTGGTCGGGGACTACACTGTTATCCCTACCGGTACGTTGTCCACTACTGGTGGTGGAGGCAACGATGACGCGACGATTACGGCGACCTTTGGCGTTGCGGTGACCGTCTCTGTGATCGATCACGGAGTCTATTTCCAGGACGGTGGTGGCACGCAGCCGGCAAACCCCGCATCGACAACTGTTGTTCCAGCAGGTGGGTCAGGGGCAACGCTGACAGTAACCTATTCTCCAGACGTGGTGGCTGGCGGTACTGGCTGGACTGTCGGAGATATTTTGACAGTCTCTGGCGGCACCTCGACAAGTGTGACAACTCTTGAAGTGACGTCAGTCACAGGGGGCATCGTCGACGCGGGTGGTGTCAAGCATATTGAGCACGGCGGATATAGCGTTGAGCCAACGAATACAGTGTCGACAGCCGGAGCTGGGGCAGGGCTCACGCTTGATCTTAACTACGACACGAACGGCTGGACGCTCAAGCGAAACAACCAGGAGGCAGCGTCGGCGACGGTTGCGGTGGGCGGAGCCAGCTACGTGGTGGGGGATGACATCACCGTTGTAGGGGGAATCGACGTTAAGCAAGCAGCTGTGTTCAATGTCGATACCATAGACGGTGGCGGCGCGGTGCTCACGGTGTCCGTCGTGACATCCGGCGACTACGGCGAGGTGCCGCCCAATCCGGTATTGACGACCGGAGGCTCTGGCAACGGACTGGCCACGCTTAACGTCACCTGGCAACGCGTGACCGGTACGACCAAGGGGCGCGATCTCATCCTTGAGGGCGATGCGTCCGGATTGCCTACTGTCGGTATTCGCAGCTTCACTGATAGCATCTCAACTGCAGACGCCTGGGAGCTTCGCGGAATGACGGGCTTTAGTGCAGCGAATGACTGGGAATCCCAGCCAGACATATGCGACGGTGACAACACGATTTTTGAGAACGGACAATATGTGCCACTTGACGACGGCACAATCACCTACTGGTTCACGATCGATGGAGCGGGGTTCCGTGGCGTCTTCAAGATGGCGACCACCTATACGAATATGTATCTCAGTTTTCTCGATCGACTCTCTACGCAGCTTAAGTACGATTACCCCCTGCTCGTAGACGGTTGCTCTTCTACTCCTCAGCGTCTCTTCAGTTCTGGAGTTATTGGCTTTAGCGGCATGGTGGATCCTGTAGCCGCGGCAGTTGGTCATCTGGGTCCTGCACGAGTACGTGATCCTGGCGGAGTATGGAAGGTTGTCAAGAATTCAGAAGACACAGGATCTGGCAGGAGTAGAAAGCAAGACTTGACGATATGGCCAGCTGGCCAACCTGACCCAGCACAAGCTGCGTTGCAGGATCGAGGTTCTACTAATCTTTTCGAATTCGATGATGTCATTCCGTCTACAGGTAATCCTGGATTGCCATCTCTTGACTTTATTCAAACCTCAGAGACTCCCGAAGATGCTTCTGGATTGGTCATTCCCATCGTTTCGGAATCGGTACCAGTAGAACAAATCTTAGGAGCTATGCGTGGTGTTAGATGGGTGAGTTCGAGAGCAGCCCCATCGAGTTTGCAGTCTGAAGACACAGTTACTCAGCCTAACGGAGACGTATGGATTGTGTTTCAGAACTGCAACCAAACCGATCAGTGGAAGTTCTTTGCTATCTTGAGGCAATAGCGCAATGGCTTACGGAACTGGATCAGCAGTCAGTCACGAAGATTTCATCAACCAGATGTCCACGTTCGCCGTGGCAAACGGATGGACAGAAGATGAACACGACACCGTAAACGATGAGTTCGCGTTCCATCTGACTGGTAAGAACGTGTTCATCAGCATGCGCTACAACAATACCGGCGAGATCACTCAGCATCAGGCGCTCGGCTTCACCCCTGGTAACACTCCAGGGAATCACCCAGATGATTCTGGAAACGGTGAAAAGACAGGATCGTTCACGACGCAACGTCGATGGAACGCGATCGGCGCAGGTCCCTTCATCAGTCATCACTTCTTCACAGACGGGCTTACCTATCTTCATGTTGTTTTGGAGTATTCGCTCGGTCTCTATCGCCACATGATTTTCGGCGAGTTCATCAAGGAAGGTACGTGGACGGGTGGCGAATATTGCGCAAGCCATATATGGGTACAAGGCGTTAACGAGGATCTGCCAACATTCCAGGGACACTCCCTTCTCTTTGACTCACGTCAGAACGTTGCCGTTAATGGCGGCACAATTCATATAGAGGGATTGCCGAACGAGCCTAACGCAGCGACGAAGTGGGGTGTTTGCAGTTCTCTTACGAGTGTTGGCCTGGACTCAGCCGGCATCGCTCGTGAGATTCTGCATGGTGGAATGCGTGATTCGTTTCAGCATCGCGCATTTGGTCATTTTCGTTCGAACCCAGCGAGCGGCAATACCTTCCTTGTCCCCATGGAGATCATTCGCCGGACGACCGCTCCCATACCAGACGAGCTGATGTCGCTTGGCGTTTTGCCTGACATCCGGGCTGTCAATGTCCATTTCTTCAACCCTGGACAGGAGTTCACTCAGGGAGGCGAAACCTGGAAGACTTTCCCCTGGGTTCGCAAGCAGTTCTTGCAGAACGATACGGAAGAGTCTTGGAACTTGGGCATCGCATATAAGAAGATCGTCTGATGGCCAACGAGCCTGGGTTCCAACTTCCATCCATTGCGGATCCGGGAAACTTCCTGACAGCTCCCGGTGGCCGCCCCTCTCCTCCGCCTGCCTGGAAAGCACCAAACGTCATTGACTTCATTGGTGAGGATGTGACAGCTGGGCAATTTGCATCCAACGCAGCATCCACGGCGCCGCTCGAACGTAATTTCGCAGCTTTCATACCAACAACTGAACTCGGATCGGATTTCTTCGAAAAGATCATCATTGTTCCAGAATCTATTGACGCTGGAATTGTTGTTGGCGTGCTGAATTTTACTTTCGATGTCTATTCTTCTTTTCGAAAAGAAGTTAGACGTTTTGAATCTTTCGTTTCCACTGCAGGGGCCGGCATATCGATAACCGACTTACCACCGTTTCCAAAGATCATGCCAGCTCAGTCAGGGTTCGCCCTCACTCTGGAAGTCCTTCCAGACGGACCACCGAATATCGTGGGGGATCTTATCTTCGGTTTCGACATCCTGAGCGTGGCCGTCCCTATAACCGGGTTGCGTGCGGTTACGATTCCGTTCGAACCTGAAGTGCCGATCGTGGAAATTCTGGAATGGGCTACACGAGTCTTGCAGTCAGCGAACGGAGAAGAGCAACGTTCAGGATTGCGCGAGGTTCCTCGTTCTATAATTGAAATGAACTATCGGACGACTGGCTCAGAACGGCAAAGACTTGAGACGCTGATATTCGACGGCCAGGACAGAGTCTTCGGCTTGCCTCTCTTCTACAAGCAGACAGAAGTAACGGCGCCGATCTCTATCACAGACACTGTGATCTCTGTTAGGAGTACCGCTGGCCTCGAGTTAGCTTCTGGGATCATAGGAATAACTTGGGTAGACTCGGCCCTCTTCGAAGAGCTGCAGATTCAGTCATTCACTGCGACAACAGTTACCTTCTTTTCGCCATTTACAAAAGCGTTTCCAGTTGGCTCTATCTTCATGCCGATGCGTTCTGCCGTGACTAAGGATCCAGTCAAGAGGGGTCGGTTCCTGAATGAAGTTCAGGATCACCAGATTAGATTTCAGATAGTGGACAACGGTCCTTCATTGGCAGACACGTCACCCTTTAGCAGCTACACACCAACAGGCGGGACGACACGCGTTCTGCTCGACGATCCAAACTTGGTGGATTCAAGCAAGATTAACGAAGAGATGCGGCGGCTAATTTCTGTCACCGACAACAAGACGGCATTCCCTCTTGTGTTCACGTCTCAGGACGTTAGTCGAGAGACGATGCAGAAAGGCTTCTTCTCGAGATCGGTATCAGACTTAGAGGACATTCGTGGCCTTCTCCATGCTCTTGCAGGTCGACGGGTCTCGTTCTATATACCTACGGAATTTCCTGACTTTGAGCTCTTGGCGAGTGTGGCTCCAACGGATCAATCGATCACTGTCACAGATATAGAATACGTCAACTTCGTAAAGCAACGGCAGGCGCGAAACGTACTTCGTTTGGTCTCGAAGGATGGGACTATCTCTGCCCCGAAACTGATCACAGGTTCTTCAAAGCCCACGGCTGGTCAGGAAACGATTTCAATTGCTCCCGACACATTCGGAGTCACGATCGCTCTTGCAGATATCCTGCGAGCGGAATACGTTCAGAAGGTACGGATTGACACTGATCGAATACAGATTAAGCATCTTGATCCAGCCGGCAAGGCAACTGTCTTCTTTCCGATAGTCACTGTGCTGGAGCCCGATGACGTATGACTTTTTCGAAATCTGAAACTGGAAAAGAATCGGGAACTCCGATTGAGCTCTATCTGTTCGAGCTCGGATCGGAGCAGTTCGCGTACACGAACCGAGAGACCGATATCACTTTCGAGTTCATTACCTATGCCGGAACTCCAGTCTCTCGAAGCAGGCTCGTTTCTGGCGTGGACAACAGAGGCGCCCAGGTCAACATTACCCTGCCTGGCAACAACGAATTTACGCGGCTCTATGTAGGGGTGATTCCTGGAGAGTTGCCTTCAATTACTATTCGTCAGCTGCATGTCGACGACCCAGATTCTGAAGCTATCTTTGTGTTTCAGGGTCTCGTGACGACGGTTAGCTTTTCTAACGATGCAAAACAGTCTGACGTAATCTGCCTGCCGATAACCAGCGCAAGCAAAAGAACTATCCCGCGTCATACATTCCAGGGTCTCTGCAATCATTCACTCTACGATCCACGCTGCACCCAGCTTGAAATCAATTTTCAAGAAACAGTAGAAGTCGAAAGCGTTTCAGGCAGGATAGTGACGATCGCGGCTGGGGAGCTGTCAACTGAAGCGGCCAAATTCTGGGAGGCTGGCTTCATGCAATTTGGCACCGAGTTTCGACAGATCGTCGGGCAGGCAGGTCGAGTGATGACGATCGATATTCCTTTTTTGATAGACCCTACTGAGCTAAATGTTCGGATCCTGCCTGGCTGCGATCACATTATCGACAGCGATTGTCAGCTCGTGTTCCAGGCTACGGGAGAGCCGACAGCTGATGGGAATACGATCAACCACAGTGGTTACCCCTACGTCCCACAGAAGAATCCGTACGAGGGGCTGGACTGATGCTTCTGAGAATACCCACACAGGTCCATGCAGCGGCTGCGTATCTGCTCGCAGTCATCATGGGTCTTGTCCTCTGGAATCGTCCACAGGACGCCCCTGAAGGCCCTCTGCAGGCTGAGTTCTGGACTACCCTCATTATAGGTCTGATCTTATCTGCGACTCTGGTTGCCCTCTCCGAGCTTCTCAGGCCAAAGCCAGATATAGAGAATGCCAAGCCTGCGGGAGAGGGCGAGTTCAAGTTCCCTACCGCGACCGAAGGGCGTGCGGTGCCGCTGATTTGGGGCAAGGTCAAGCTCTCTGGTCCCAATGTGATCTGGTGGGGAGACTTCCGCCAAGTACCGATCCGAGAATCTATCAAGACCGGACTCTGGTCAAAGAGGCGGATCACCACAGGCTTCCGCTACTTCGTTGGAATTGATCTGGCGTTCTGCCGTGGCGGTGCGACACCCGTCACGCTGCACCAGCTGTTCATCGGCGACAAACCAGTGACGCTGACTGCAGGGCTGATCAATGAGCCGAATATCCTTGGCGGTGAGAAGTTCGGTTCCGGAGGGATCGTCGGACAAACAGAATTCTTCCCCGGGACGCAGACCCAAATCCGGAGTACGTATCTATCTTCATTTCAGAACCCGTACTCCGCGCAGCGTGGCACGGCTCACCTGGTATTCGAAGGTGGTTGGATTGGCAACACGACACAGATCAAGCCTTGGGCAGCTGAGTGTTCACGCTTCCCGTCCGGGTTGCTGGACACTGCTACAGTAGCCGGAGAGAACGGAAGCTATACATCTGGGAAGAACATCATTCTGTCAGACGATCTCAATCCCATGGAGGTTGTCTACGAAGCGATCACAGACGACGACTGGGGCATGGCTCGATTGTCCAGCAAGGTGGATCTGGCAAGCTTCTCTGCCGCAGCCAGCACGCTTCATGCTGAGGGCAACGGATTTGGAATGCAGCTTGAGCGAGTCACGATAGCTCAAGATCTTTTGGATCTGGTTCAGGAACAGATAAGTGGCGTAATTTATCTGGATCGCAAGACAGGAAAGTACAAGGTCAGGCTCGCACGCGAAGACTACATCACGAGCGCCACGGTCTCGTCCGTTACTGGGGCCAACACCTACAACATACCGGCTGACGGCACGACATTCATAAATGGCGAGCCTGTGTTTTCCGAGGGGCATGACAACCCGGAGAATAACGGCAGAAAGACCGTAGCTTCAAGCACGGCTACGACAGTCACGGTGAGCGAGGTGCTTGTCAACGAGACGCCTACTGGGGTTGCCTTCATTAGTTCTCTCAACGGGATTGACAAGACGAACCGGATTACACTCAAGGAATTTTCTCGACAGACCTGGGACGGATTGACGAACCAAATACGTATTGAGTTCGCCGATCGAGCCCGTGATTATTTCGTTACGTTCGCTCGATCTGACAATCTTGCAAATCAGAGCATGCAAAAGGGCCAGATCGTTATTGCGAATTCGAAGTTGCCTGGGATCAAGAGGGCTGCTTTGGCTAACGATATCGCAGCTCGAAATATTCTGTTCCTGTCGTTCCCATTGGCCAAGGCGACGATCATTGTCAATCGTGAATTCTGGGATCTAAATCCAGGCGATGTACTTCGCTTGACTGACGAAAATCTTGGGTTCACGAATCTGGTTATGCGTGTGACGCGCATCGATTTTGGAAACTTTGAAACTGGCGACATAACACTCATCCTTGTTCAGGACATTTTCTCACTCAAGACTGGCTTCTTCGGAGCTCCACCGACTCCGCTTTGGACGCTGCCCGTTCAGGCAGTAGTCCCGATTCCGATAAATGAGCACCAGGTATTCGAAGCGCCGAGGAAGTTTGTCACTCTCGACATACTTCACCCGGAACGAAAGGACCGTGTCTTTGTTGGAGCTCGAGCACAGTCCGGAGAAACAGCGATTAAGATCTTTCAGCGCAATGACACTGTGACGCCTACCGGTGCCTTTGGAATAGACGGAACGAATGAGGGTCTGTTCTTGATCGGCTCACTAAATGTGGCCTTGCTCGCCGGGAATGCGAATCCGACTCCCACGCTTCAGATCAACAGCTCTCCGGATGCCAAGGTGCGGATTGAGTTGGACTTCGACCCTGACGGGGCTACGGCCACAGAGATCGGTCAGGACCTGGCGAACCTGATCAAGATCGGAGATGAGTTCATAGGCGTAGAGGGGCTGACTGACGCCGGCGGGAACCTCTTGAACTTCACGAACGCCTTCCGTGGTCTCCTGGATTCGGTGCCGGCAGACCATGACGTCGGAGCGTTCGTCTACCTGCTCTACGTTTCAGGCGGTCTGAATGACGCTCAGATCCCGCCGGCAAACCTGATAGATGTCCAGCCACGGACAGTATCTCGAGATCAGGAGCTGACTGAGGGCAATTCCAAGACGTTCTCATTCACCATGGGCAACCGCTATCGGCGGCCCTATCCACCGTCAGCAATCAGAATCGATGCGGTACGATTTCCGGCGACTCCAAGTCTTGACGGCACGATCGTCAACCCCGGAGAAGATACGGATGGGATTGATATCGTTTGGCTTCGTCGAGACTGGGAAAACACCGACGAGGTGGTAGCGCTGTCCGACGACGCCGGAGTGTTGGACGCTGGCTTCCAGGTTAAGCATGATCACGAAAGCCTTCGAAATTCGTTTGTCATAGACAGTGACGCGTTGCGGATCCAGGTTGGCGTTCCAAACGTGACCTTTATCAACGGCAACGCGGGCGTAGATTCACGGTCCGACATCATTTCAATGACAGACGGAGCACCGCCTACGGGGTACATTCCCAGCATTCAGGTCCGCCACACTTTCGAGACTGTGACCTACCTGGCTCTGGCGCTGTCGGAGTACGAGTGCGCGCCCGCGAGCTCGTTCTTGGCTGCCCTAACGAATCTCGGGACAGTCTTTGCCAACGGGCCTATCAGCCGAGTTTACACGATAGCTTCGGCTGTGACCCATGACCTGACGCTTGGAACTACCATCACAGGTGTCGAGTACCAACTCAACAGCGACGCGTTTGAAGCGATAGCGAATCTGTCTGCTGAGGTCCTGGCTGTCGGAAACACACTGCGATTCCGTCATACGGATACGTCGCAGTCACCGATGAATACGACAGCCATTCTCGACGAGAACGGGACTGATCGCGCCTATGTAGTTTTCAATACCAGCACCGAGTTCAATGCCCTGGTCGCTTACTACACGATGAACGAGGTGAGCACCGGGATCTCGCAGGTAGATCGCGCATCGCGATTTGGTGGCGCCCCAGACTTTGTAGATCAGAACACGACCAGCTCATCGACCGCGAAGAGTACGCCGTTCGTCAATGCGCTTCGGCCTATCAACGTCGCCAGCACGATCGAGCATGTAAGCCTGTCCAATACCGCAGCCGCTGATATCCTTTTGCCAAATGCTGATTGGACTATCATGGGCTGGTTCCGTGTGGCGGAGCTAACAACGGATCAGCAGTGCATCCTCGCACAATTCGACGTGGCAAGCGGGAGTCCGTTCGCGGGTCGCTCGTTCTTTCTTGGCTTTGACTCCGGCGGCTCCGGACGCGCAGAGGCGATTGTCTATTCTGACTTAACCCCTTTCTTTCGTAGCCATGTCAGTGGAGCTTCTTCGGTACTGATCAACACTTGGTATCACCTGACCGCGACATTCGATCAGTCAACAGGTCTGTTGGTTCTTTACCTGGATGGCGTAGCTCAGTCAGGAGCACCGGCAGCGATCGCGGGTAACTTTCGAGACGGCAGCACGGTCACTACGAACCTCACTTCTGGAGCTGTCATGAATGGAGGGAGCGCCGACACAGCAAGTACGAGCACGTCAGGAATGGATGTTGACGACGTTCGATTATATCACCGACTGGTAAGCGGGGGCGAGATCAGCTCGATCGCGAGTGCTACCCAGCCATTGGAGTAAGAGTCATGGGAAAGACTATGACTAACGAGGAACGCAACATGCGGCGTGTGGTAGGGGCTAATTGGGGACTGTCGATTACAGTCGTCATCGCTCTTGTCGGCGGCATAGTATTCAATCTGAAACTGTTTTCAGACATGGGTGAGCGCAACGCCCGGATAGAGACGACGCTTTCCGGCTTGACCAATAGCGTTGACGAGATCAAGAAGAATATGGGAGGGTACGCAGCCACCATGCACGCAGGGCTGCTCAAATTGCGTGAAGAGAATTCTGTAATTCGGGAGCGGATAGCGAAGATCGAGGCCGAAATGGAAATTGCTCGCAGAAACAAATAAGGCCGATGGCCCGCCATCAATCGTCAGCGGGCGAGCGATCCGGTGTGGCCATCGGCCGCTTATATTCAGTTGCAATGTTCGGACATCTACCTATGATACACAGACCAACCCCGTAGGGGGAAGTGAGGGGTGCGACTTTATTGCCTGGGCTCCTCAGGAGCTCAGGCACTTTTGAGATTCAATCATGTCTCGAACGAAAGCCGAGAGTGGCAAGATATATAGTCTCGAGAAGATGACGATTCGCGATGTCATTCTCGAGCGCCTCGAGGAACTTGGGATAGCTCGGAATGAGCTTGCTCGTTCTGGGATATGCACAGCCTCGCCTTCAACAATTTTCCGTTTCTTGGCCGGCGAGAAAGACGCTCTTTGCGGGAGCGTCGAACAACTATTGCGCGCATGTGGGATCAAGCTCATCGCGATCAAGAAGACGCCCGACTGGCTGGAGGATGATTGACTGCATGGACATTCAGTCATGGGCGTTTGTTGGGGGATTCTGCGGGGCTGCAGTTGGATTGCCTGCGGGCTTCGTTGCCATCGAAATGGTCAAGTTGATTGTTTCAAAGATCGCAGAACGCAGAGACCCGAACGCCGACACTATGGAATGGGCGATCAGTCAACCCGGCGTCACTGTTGTTCACGAGCAGCAGGTTGCTAATAACTGGATCAAGACCTACGACACACAAGACATTGAGGCAGATAGCGAAGGTGGGGATGTTGTCAGGCTGGAACTCCCCTACCGCTACGTCACGTCTGCTGTCGGCGGCGCCGGCACCCCACCTCCCCTCATGACCGATAGTCTGGCTGACGCGACTCAGAACCAGATGCATCTGGTCAATAAAATTCGTAAAGTTCTGGGAATTATTCCTGGGTAGTGTTGCATTCTTCGGACGTCTTTGATAGACTTCCTCAGTAGCGGCTCACAGTGGCCGTCGACTGACCGAACACGCCCCAACAAAAAGGAGTACGCCCAAAATGCCGACGAAATCCATCGATGTAAATCTCTTCGGACTTGCTCGTGAGCTCTCTCTCGCGAAGTCTGAAGAGGCCAAAGCCACGCTAACTCGCGTGAGCGTCGAAGAGAAGATCATCAAGCTGACCGGGTTCAAGCTCAAGTCCGGTTCAACAACCTTCCCTGCCACCTGCACCGGCGGCTCCACGAAACTGATTCTGAAGCAGCCGGTCTCCGTCAGCGTTGTCGAAGACGACATCCCCAAGCTCCGAAAGGACCTGGGTCGAGGTCTTTTCGGCAAGCTCTTCAAGCTAAAGCACTCTATCGTCGCCAAGGAACTCAAGTCTCTCGAAGAGACTGATAAGGAAAAGTTCCTGCTGGCAAAACGGTCACTGATTTCAAAGCCGGGCAAGATTGGCGTTGAGCTCAAGACTCTCGAAGTTCTGTGACTGTACCGAAGGACGGGTTTGTAGCCAACGAACTGTCAATGGGTAGGTTTCTTGCAAAGGTCTCTAAGCAAGGAAACGGATGCTGGCATTGGGTCGGTCATATAGACAAGGGCCACAACTATGGAGTCTGGTGGTTCGGAATGCGAAAGAAGATCTTAGCGCACCGAGCGAGCTACATTCTTCATAAAGGACAGATTGGTTCCCTTTCGATTGACCACTTGTGTCGAAATCTGATCTGTGTCAATCCAGACCATCTCGAAGCAGTTCCGATTGGCGTGAACATTCGTCGAGGAACTGCCGGCCAGAAGACCGGAACAATGAACAGGTCGAAAATGCATTGTGTGCGTGGGCACGAGTTCAACGAGGAGAATACGCGCTATAGAAAATCTGGTGCAAGGGCCTGCCGCAAATGTATGGCTTTTCTTGCCAGAAAATACCGTGCGCAGAATAAGGAGGTCCTGTAACGTGGCCATATCTCTCGATTCTATCAAGTCGGGAACACGCCTCAAAGCTCCCAAGGTCGTCATCTATGGTGTCGGCGGCATCGGGAAAACAACCTGGGCGTCACATGCTCCGAGCCCGATCTTCCTCTTCACGGAAGAAGGTCAGGGTGCTCTTGATGTACAACGTTTCGAGCTACGTCCAAACGATCCGGTGTTGGCTGACTGGGTTGAGATATTGACGTGTCTGCAAACCCTGCACGAGGGCGAGCATGACTTTCAAACCGTGGTGCTCGACTCGATCGATTTCGCCGAACCACTTTTGCACAAGTTCACTGCCGAGAAGCATCACAAGTCAAGCATCGAAGACTTCGGATACGGCAAGGGCTACGTCTACGCGGTAGATGAAGCTCGAGAACTCACTCGCTGGCTCGACGCGCTACGAAACGATCGTGGAATGGCTGTGATTATCATCGGGCACTCCGATACCAAGAAGTTCGAGCCGCCAGACGACGAAAGTTACGACCGATATAAAATCAGTGTGCATGATCGCCTCGCCAGTCACTTGCATGACTGGTCGGACGCGTTTCTTTTTTGCAACTACCGAACGACGGTGGTCAAGGATAAGGAGGGAGGGCCTACAGGAAAGGAACGAACGCGGTCCAGGGGAACAGGTATGGGCGAGCGAATCATGTATACCGAGGAACGCCCTGCGTGGCGAGGAAAGAACCGATACTCATTGCCGCCCGAGCTTCCTCTCTCGTGGGCGGCATTTCAGAATGCAGTTGCCGAGAGCACAACGACGACCCCTGTCACGACGACTACTCCTACAAC